TTTTTTTTTTAACCTATAACGTATAGTCCAAATTTAAAACCTTTAACTTAAAAACTAAAAAATTTAGCTCTTCCCCTAATGGGCGTCCTAGTGCTGTACCCTCGGTCGTACTCCGCGTGGCCCCGGCACTGGCATCTTTATACTACTCTAACTAACTTAACTAAACTAAAAAATAAACTAAATTAAAATCTAAGGGTCTACCGTTCGTTTCCAGGCTACTAAGTAGACAGATTAGACATTTCCCTGGCGATAGACATGTAGGTAATCAAGCTACATGCCTATCTTCCTTAACTCTTACTATTGAATTTTACTCAAAGTTCATTCTCTCCTAGGGCTGAATCCCCCCAGTTAATTACCTTGGGTTCATCATCAAATTCCAGCTGTGCATTGTTCCTCTCCTCATCTGAGGTCAATGCTTTATCCACTTCATCATCCTGCTTCTTTGGCTTTTTCTCCTTCTTAGGGCGCTGCTGTCTTGGCGCTGGAGAATTTCCTCTTGTTGCAGGTCTTGAACTTGAGCGTGACTTTGGTCTTGGTTCATCATCTTTTGGACGTGTTCCTACACCATCAACACACTGATCACAAATTTTTACATAATTATCAAACTGCGGATCATCACGTGGGACCACAGTAGTAAATTCAAATTTGAAGTGCAGCCCATCTGGTTGAAGTCTGGGCGTCACTCTACTTCCGAAAAGACAAGCATGGCTGCTAGGGACTAGGTTGAGCATTGCTGTAACGCGCCCATCCTTAATACCTTCCTCATTCATCTTGTCATCACCAAAATTTCCCTCCTTACCTTTAGTACGGGGACCAAACACTTGATCAACCTTATAATTAGGTGGAATAGTGCGCTTGCAATACCGGCGGTGAGCCATTTCATCAGCCTTAGCCTTTGTAATGCGAGAACCCTTCTTCTGCTGATCCTGAATTATCCTTGCTGCACGAGCAATAAGATCATCTTCAGAACCACTCCTGCGACCACGCGAAACTTCACGTGATGGTGCTCTACTAGATGCTGCTGATGAAGCTGCTGTTGATCTCCCACTCCTGCCACGATTCAGAGGAAAGAAGTCCCAACGGAAATTACCATCAGGTCCTCCGTCCGAGAATCGTAGTGGATATTGGTCAAACTTGTCAGAATCACTTGTACCCTGATTAGATCTAAATTTAGTATCAGCACCCTTAGCAGCAACCCACACTATACCATCTTGGGTATCACCCCAGTTCAGGTCAGCGGCTGGTCCTGTTCCAGTATAGTAAAAGTACCAAGCATCTGGGACTGGTTTTCTTCCACCTTTACCTGGCTTAAACCTGGCTTGGCGTTTCCAGTATCCATGCTGCTGGCTTGGTTTTATGTTTTCATTATCAGGAACACCGCTACCTTCAAACTTGGGCGGAGGTGTATTTAACTTCTTGGCTTTTATTGCTTGAAACCAAGATACATTTCCAGAAGAACCAACTTTAGGTGGCTTTGGTCCTCCTAGTTTGATGACTGGCGCTGGGGCGTCTGTCTTTCCAGTTGCCTTACCGCTTGCCATGACAAAAGATTATTATTATATTTGTGTTCCTCACAAGTTTTCCCTTGGAATACTAGAGAGGTACACGCGGGACAAGACTCTGCTTGTCCTGCTTTGTTAAGAAAGTAAACACAATCTAATCCTTCTCTCAGATAAATTCGCGCTTTTCTTGCTATTGCTCCGCGAAAAGGATTATCTTTACTATTATTCATACCAGCGATTGGGTGGGCGTATACGCCAACCTATAAACTAAATCTAATTGAAACAAAATCACGCGCCTAATACACGTTAAGATGTGGTTTGTTCCATGGTCTAAAATTAACTTTTCTAATACTCTTAATTGAGTTAATAATAGGGGTTTGTAACACGAAATAACTGCCCTTACAAAACTAGTCAGCCATTTCATCGTCCGTATTTATTAAGCGCTTGTAAGATAAAACGCCTCTTATAAAAATAAGTGTAGTAGGTAGTTTAATCTTTTTTATAACTCAACCACAACCTACAACAACCTTTCTGAAAAATTGGTTTTCCTTCGTAGTAGACTTTTCCATTATCTACTTGAAAGGTTACACCATTAACAACAATAGTTTTTGGCACAAAAGAGTGGAAAAACTGTTTTTTAAATAATAGCTCTTGAAAAGAGAGTATAAAACAGAGAGGATTTATATTAATATCCTCAAAAATAATACTATTATGCGCTCTTAAAATAGAGGCACTATTAAAGAATAATTTTAAATACTCTCTACACACACACATTTATGTGTAAAGACTACCTCCTCCTGCTGCTACACTTTCTAGCTCGCCAGTATCTACTGACTGCTTTGCATAGACAAACGTAGCAAACCGTTTCTTATTTCCGCTTTGGTCACCAGTATATTTCTGCACCATACGGTAGATATTACGTCTATCCGGTGTACAAACAAATATATCTTTAGGCAAGTGGTCTGGTTCACACTTAGCAAGCCACTGACCCTCACAATAAAGAACACCATTCTTTATAATTGGAGAAAGCACCATTGGCACACTCTCTATAGCAAAATTACATTGTTGACCATTAGTTAGGAGTATTGAACCTACGGCATTAGATTCGGGGTTAAATGACCACCATGACCTACACCGCTTAAAGAGTCTGATACTCTGGATCCAATAACCTACAAAAGACAGACACGCAAACACTGTAAGTATTATCGCTGCGACAAGACCTCCTGTGTTTGGTGGGTATATACATGAAATTACACCTACTGCAATGTTAAGGGGCCAAAAACACCATAACACTACCATTTTCAGTATATAAATAAACTTACTTCTTGTTGCATAGCCATACTGAAGTATTATGGTTAAGAACAACAAGAATGCAGTTATAAATAAATTATACTCTTTAAAAAGCTCAACTGACTGTTCAAAGTCAAGAGTGCAATTTGTCTCGTTGGACATCTTGAAAATTTGCTGGATTTTTATTATTCCAACCGTTCTTAGGAAACTCGTTAACAATAACTGCTTCTAATTCCGGATTGTTAAGTTTTCTACCATATGTATACTTGTATACAAAGGCTGTACCCTTAGCTCCTGGAATTACTACCCATGTATACCAAAATAAACAACAAGCATCAGCAGCCTGTACAAATGCTTGAAGTGCTCTACCTAGAAGATAAAGTGCTAAAAATCCTACAATTATGTAAAGCGCTGTTAGAAAACTTCCATTCTCCTCTAGCGACTTATTCAATAAATTCATCATCACCTGAACAATCTTCAGCTGACTCTATTTCCCAAAAATTACCTCCTCTGTAATAACAATAGTCAAAGGGGTCAAATACTTCTGTGGTTAATACTCTTGAAATATGCTGTAAATTAAAACTGATTTTTTGAATCTCTTGCTCACCAGTTTCAAAAATTGCTTCTAAGTTTAACATTAGTCTAGACTGTGACAAAGGGTCAGGCTAGGCTGTAAGTTACTATTGATAATTTGGAGTAAAACTTGTATTAGTTGTTGGAGCGCTATAATAAACTCTCTAAAACAACTTAGTACAAGTTTACACCAAAGAAAAATTAATACTATTAGGAAGGACGTGGGACTTTGAATCATTAAACAGACTTTTTAGGTCTGTATTGTTAAGTTACCACATCGTTATCAAAAGTCGTGTAATAAGAGGATTTTTTACCACACTTTCTCATTAGAGGCATAATGCCAAGGCATCCACAACAACAACCACAACATCCAGTCATGAAGAAAACCCATCCTAGTATTAAGATGAAGATAATAGTGGCAAAAGCTATGGCTAACCACACATACCAAGGCCACTTAATATAAGTTTTGAGTATTGAAAGTTTTTCAAGGTCTATTGAAGAGTCATTAAGACCCTGTATAACGCCTTGAATACGATCAATTTCACTATCAATATCAAGTATAGGTACTGTGTAATTGAATTTGTCAAAGTCTGGTAGCTCATGCTTAGTAGCATTCCACCATTTTGACAATTCGTCATTAAAATCAAAATCATCATTGTCTACGAATGTAGTAATGACGGTCTTATTTACACTTACATAATTTGCTTGACAAGAAGTAAGAGTAACTATATCTCCTGCAGTAATAGCTCTTGGCATATACATATCTCGTGCAGTGATGTAGTAACTACCATTAACTTGTATAAAAATACCCCTACCATTAACTGGTACTATTGCATACTGACTAGCATTAGCTGGCTTTACACAAAAACCCACTATTGCAGTAACATTAACAAAACTATCTGGAGTATAAGAAAAGTGTATAAACACTATACCATTAGGTGCATTTTGCGGTATGGTTAGAACATGTCGTCCATTACCACAAAAGGAGTACCTATTAGACTGTGACTTAACACACTCATTAATCTTCTGAGTAGCTAACTCACGCTGTTGTGACACTCTAATATGCTCCGCCTGCTTAGCAGATGCTAAAACAGAAAGTGATGACAATCTACCAGTTATAAGACGATCCACTTGAGCATTTGCTTGTATGGCGTCAAATTGCTGGTATATTTCTTGAATCATAGTAGAAATAGCACCAAAATTTTTAATAAGTGATGCCATAGTCTCAGTAAGAATAGCACTCTGCTTATTAACAACATCTTGAATTTGTTGTAATGCTAGAGATGTACTTCTAAAACCTTCCTGCATACGACCGATGGCCTTATTAAAGGAAGCAGCAATTTTTTCTTGATTCTTCAACAAAAGTGACTGGGTAATACCCAAGTGATTAATTCTAGCCTGCAGTTGTGTGGCAAAAGGTATAGCACCAGCTGCAGTAATACCACCAAAAGCCATAGAAGCTACTAGAGAACTAGTATACAAAGTTTGCATTTCTGCTGTTATAATGGGAGGCAACACAAGCAAACCATTATATTCACGAGCACATGCAAGGTCCTTAAGAAAGCCTAAAGGTCCTGCAGTGCAATTTTTGTATGCGTCATCTGTTGGTAATCCAACAGATTCAACGCTTGTAAATAGAAGATCTTCAATAAAAGAACGCCTTCTGGGACTACTAGGAGTTGTTAACAGAAGAGAAATATTAAACTCACCAGTGCTAACATTACTAAGAACTGGTGTATTAAAACCAGCCGGTTTAGTAGAAGAATAGAAATTCAAAAGTTCCATATCTTCTTTTTTACCAACACTATTTACTACAGACAATATGTTGTCGCAAACAGGCCCATATTGTTGAAACAACTCTCTACAATCCAGAGAATTGCCACAAACATACTGCAGACAATTAATTTGGACCTTATCCATACGCGTTTGTATGTACTCATCTGTAACAGTTAAATTAAAACTGTTAGGTATGAGCACATTTTCAGTAACATTAAGTAAAGGTGCCACAAACTGTTCCAATTGTTTTGGTACTATTGTGGCAATTGAACCATCAGGTTTTATACAAAACTTACCATAACTAACATAAGGGCAATTTGCAACTTTTTCAGTAATAGAACGTCTAAAACGACGTGTTCCATTAGTGATTTTGATGTAAAACTGGTTCTCAAGAAGCTGAGTACCAGGCTCATTACGTGAAGTAAGAATACCTACTAATTGACCACCAGAAACTACAAACTGCTGGTTGACATCTTCGCAAGGGTTAACCTTATAATAAGTAAGACCATATTCACCTTGTACAACAAAGATGTCTATGGAACCAGATGTATCTAAAATAGCCAAACCTGCGTCTGCTAGATAATTATAACTAACAGCTGAGTCGGTTACATTAGTAATAAAACCTTGGCCAGTTCTGCCATATATATTATAATCAACACAAGTATTTAAAGTAATATTTTTGTAAATGTGTTGAGTTATAACTGGCGGTTGAGTGGCTGTTTGTATACGAGAGCCATCGCTCTTAGTAACATAAACTAACAGTCCACATTCGAAATCACTTTTTAACTCACCTAAATAAACACCCTTACACAACGAAGGACCTCCGTATGAATAAGCATAACAACAAGTTGCTCTACCACTAAAGACAGATTGCTTGCAACCCCCTTGAAGAGGACCGTAAGCAAATGAAACTGAAAGTGAATTAAACCCCCAGCCATTATTAATAGTTTCTAGTCTAAAAATACAACTTGGGTGATAAGATCCATACATAAAATTAGACTCCTTATAAACAAAACTACTCAGAAAGGAAAAATTAAAATTATAATAACCACTCTGAGCTGTTTGTGTTTGGTAAATTTGAATATTCTGAACACCACTAGGATTAGGGTTGGCGCCAGTCTCATTATGAAAACTGAAATAGTGTAACGTAAAAGTAGTATTAACACTATTTTCACGATAGACTATAAACTTCTGCTTAACTAAACTACTATTAATAAAAGGATAAAAGCCATCTGAAAAATTGCCGGTATTATACTGGCATGCTAACAAGCCTCTAGGTGAACCACCACACAAAATAACGTCTTGTGCAGTACCATTAACAAAATAAGCCAGGGCTTTAACTTCTCTCATAACTTTATAAGTTATAGGTCCACCAGCATTAAAATAAACACCTGCAGATGTAACATCTGTGGTCTCATTAGAGGTGTAAACAAGATCACCATTTAAATATACGGATGTAAAATTATTAACACACTGAAATGATTTACAAGTAGGGTACTTGGCTACACTAACTGTTAAATTATAGAAAAGCTGGCCATTTTTCATAGCAGATACACGTAATAAATTCTGTTGAAGCATGCCAGTTATAGGACACCCATCATATTTATAACAATGTGTAACAAACACTGTAGTATCTGAAAAGTTACAGTGTGCAGTACAAAACTGACTGCTAGACCAAGCCATACCTGATGACGGTGCCGTCATAGCTATAGAAGAAGCATTAACAACACGAGCACCATGAATAGTACCAACAGTACACCCAGATGAAGAGCCTGCATTATTAGATTCGCTAGAAATATTAACTACCGCATAAGCACCCCCATGTAAATGCCAACCATTAGGTGGTCTGAAGGCACTTTGGTAGTAGTACACGTAAGAACTACTGTCATACAAAGCAGCACTACATAGTACACACAAAAGAGTCACTAGTAAAAGAGGTGTTACCAACATCTCTTACCAGTAACTTACCACACTTAATAAAATTAAAGACTAAGTCTCTCTTTTGTTCAGTTTTCCAATTAACAACTGGCATTGCTTTCAAACACAAATCAAACTTAACCACGTCAAATATACTATAAGCAGAGGTTTGTAAATAATTACAAGTCCTCCTAAATATACAATTTGCGTGCAGCGTTTTTCCACTAACCTTAACCTTTTCACTTGCACCCAAATAATTAACACCCACCAAGAATTCTTCTGAACAAGAGGCATTCACTGCTGTACAAAACATTGTCCACCATGCACAATCCTGTGCAATGTCATATAAAACTTCGTGCCAACTTGTCTCTGTCACTTTTACAGTAAAACTACCACCTAGAGCCAAATTATTACGAAGAAAACTCGAGAGATATATGAAAACGGCATCATTGCCATTGTTGGCATCGACGCCTTCATGCTTTCTTTTTGAATCATTGTCTGTATACATATCAGATATCACAAGATCAAACTTGTGCTCTGTCTTATATTTCTTGCAATCTGAAAGCCCAGAAACACGTGCTTCAGACACATATTCTACATCACCATTTTCGCCAAGGAGTGTCCCTTCTGGCAGGTATTGTTTAAGAACCGTATTACCTGGATCCATTCCTTTGTCACCTCCAGCTCCAAAATGCATTACTCGCATATTATGCGGTACACACATTGTTGTTTTCGAAAAGTATTGACAAAGTTGTGTATATTTTGCCACATTCATCATAATACCACTTGGCAACGCTATTCCAACACCATAATTAGGAATGTTGCAAGGTTCCATAACACAATTCTGAACTTTGTAAAGTTCAGGCATATTATAACCACACGTCCATGCTGATTGAAGCTGTGGATAACATGTTTTAATAATGCCATCTTCAAACCAAGTCATAAAATTTATGCTATGGTAATCAATTGACACTGTTACAACTTTTGACTTATTAGTACCATACTCATTCAGTATGTTCCTAAGAAGTTCTAAGAAATCATCAAGCAGCAAATCCACAACAGTGCAAACTTGCTTGTAGGAACCATTGTCTGCCAATACAAAATAATTTTGCATGACATCGGAATCCGAATTAGTGACAGACTTTGCATTTAATTTATTCTCACGCAAAAGTCTGTACATACCTATAACAGTATGCAAACCACCTAATTGGGGTTTGTCAATTTCACCATACAGTATGTGTAGTAGACCTAAGTCTTTACCATACTTTTCTACAAAATCCTCCTCTGACATGTCGAGAAAATCACGCTCAACGTCACTACGAGGTTCAAAAATCTCATAACTGCGGCCCTGTGTGTTTAATGTATTGGGTAGCGTAACAAACGCACCATTAACACGCTTATAAACATACAGATTCGCTCCATCTTTTAGTGGAATACCGTTCTGAACAAGCATGTTTGACGGTATTTCTACGTATGAATACCGCTTGTAACACTGTGTAGAAATATAAACAGCATTATCAGCAGCTAGAAAAGACTGGTAATCACCATATCTATCATCATACAGAACTATTAGGCCATTTGGCTCTATGTCTGTGTATGCACATACCTTAACAGTATTACGGTATAGTGGTGTTTGGTTAGTGTAATCCCAAATTACAAACCCATTGGTCACATCTACACCCAAACCTTTCAAAAAACGGTTGTTTGGCAGTGTGCGAATGTTTCTCTTCCCATACAACTCAAACGCCACAGATGTGGGCAGAATTGTTTGATTAACAAAAACTGCTTTTTCTACGCCTTGACCTATAACAAAAACTTTATTTCCTGTTACGATAATGGGCATTTCTCCTGCAATAGCATCATAATGACCACGCTTATACATATTATAAGCAATATTGTCGATAGACTGGAGAGCTGAAAAACTTTTCCACAAATTATATGGGTTAAAATATGATGTAACCCAAAAAGTAAAACCAGCAGTAACAGCTGCATTATAAGAAGTCACAAAATCTGCATACATTTGTGCGTGCTTTTTACAAACAGCGCCGCCTATGTTGCACTTTGTGATCCAATCTTTCGTAGCTAGTGACACAAGGTCTTGCGCAACTCCATCCACTCGAATGGTCTCGCAAGGCGATGAGTCATAGAAAAAGAATGGCATAGCTTTCAAATTACGAAAGCTAGTGCGATCAAAGTAAGGTGTGTGGAATGCATGCTTGTTGACATACAAGCTACCACCATTACAACCAGGTAAGTTAAACACACTCAAATTTCGTGTGTCGTATCTGCAAACCAAGGAATATCGAGGATAACAATCCACATTACAATTCCAAAACATACAAAGACCATCAGCAAACTTATCTTTGTGCTGATTATAATCATACTCAAACTGCTTGACATTGGGTACTATTGGATTCGATCGATAGAATCTAAAATTTAAGTCTCCACGTCTAACACATTTTATACCTTTAGGGTTGCCTATATCATAGACAACGTTAACTTTAAGAGCATCAACACATGCATTAAGATACGTGCGTTGTAAATATCTACAGCTAGAATTAACTTCATCCTCATTTGCAAAATGAGGGTAAGTTAAGTCCCAGTTGACATTTTGACAAAATGCATATAATATTGCAAGACAACGGGTCATAATGGCATCCGCAGAAGTTACATGTGCATGTCCATGCACATTACAATGAAAATCATGGTTAAATTGTAGGTTCCCAGAATAACCCCCCTGCTGAATTTCCACTAAGAGTGGATTATAAACAAAATCAAAACCCAAGCAATGCTTCCAACAAGCATAAGCCTGAGTATGAGAATTAAAAGTTGTTGCTCTAGAACCACAAGAACAAACTTGGTCCTTGCCTATTTTAACAAAAAAACACAAAGTAGTTAATTCTAGGCCATGACGCCACGTGACCAACACTACACAATCTGAAACGTTGCACAGGTTATCCGCTAACATTTGCACAATCCTTGGCCTTACAACATGCCAAGGTTTAGCACTTTTGAATAACGCTCTCAAGTGGTTAAATTGTTCACCTGGAGGTGCTTTAGAATTCACAGGCTCAAAATTATTGCCTATTGAAGTATCTACAAGTCCCTCAGGCGTGACTACAAAGTGTGCACCAGTAGAGAAACCTACTTGGAAAGGCAGGTTAGTACCAATGTTAGTACCGCAAGCATGTGTTGCTTCTACATCAAAACCTACCCAACCTCTTACGTTGCGGATAGCCTCATCACGTGTTATAAACATGTTGTGGCAGCCTTCAACATTAACACTCATCTTAAACCCTAACAAAGAAATAAGATGTTTATATGTTATTTCTGAACCAGCTTCCACGATAACAAGTGCAGCAAGTTCTTCTATAACTATATAAGTTGCAGCAAGAGCCATAGTTGTGACTGCATAAGCTGGATGGACACCACTTAATTCTTTGTTGCAAATTATAAACAAGCCTGTACCTTGCAGACTTGCTACACTTTCTAGCTCTGTAAACATAAGAGCAGAATACAATTCTTCTCGCTGACGCATGACAACTAGTATACCACGCTTGGCTCTTGTAAGCGCCACATTGAATCTTATAATATTCAGTGCATGCTGCGAATCTGCAGTAACACAGAAGATAACATAATCATACTCTGAACCTTGAGACGAGTCTACTGTCTGAACAATAAGTCCAAGCATACGGTAGGCTCTCTGGTTCATAGCATTGTAAGGTGAAATGAATGTTGCTTCCCGCCATTCCATATTGCGACAGACAAAATCTTTCACAAATTCTAATTGAGTTGTGTTGTAGGCTGAACCACTTTCTTGTCCTACATCTGAAATACCAATAATAACTATAACCTTGAAACACTGACGTGATTCCGGGATATTTGCGATAAACTTTCCAACATATACAAGAGTAGAAACGGTGTCTACAATTTTCTTGGGACAACGGTAACACTTTGCAAGGAAAATGTCGGGTATAACACAAACCAAAAGGTTTGTGACAACAATATAATCCTTTGGAGAAAGTGAACCAATAAGTAAAGTGCGGGGTGCCGGTAATTGAGCCGGATGACCTACATACTCTACATATTGGTAATTTATCATACCAATAATAAAGGACATTTCGTAATTGGTCATCATACTTACCTGGTCTACCAAAAGTATATCACAACTTACTTCCGGCAAGGCCATAATACTTCTTAAAATGTACTTTTTGCCTGTGTCGATAGCTATAAATTTTGAGAAGCAATCGACAGAAGTCCTTTGGGGTACTATACGAGTGCAATCTTCTACTATAAGAAACATAAAAGCTTTTTCACATAAAGCATCTACAGCTGCATGCGAACATGCAGTAAATACAACACGAGCAATACTTAAGTATGCTGCAAGGCCTATAGCAAAATGTGATATACCACTGCCTGGGGGACCTTGTACTGTAGTACGCTTCTGCATACCTACTAAATGATAGAGTGGAATGTTGTTCACAAAACATTCCGGTACCATTACAATAGGTCTTAAAATAACAAACCTTGAAAAGGTTTGCTGTGGACACAACGTTGGCGCTTCAAGAGAAACAACATTGTGTGAGGATAAAACAAAAATGTCTCCTTCAGACAATTTAGCAGTAGACGTTGCTTTATAATAGACAACATCCTTACCTTCACCTTTTTCAAATGTAAAATCACCAAGCTGCACCTTACTAGTTCTTGTAAAGTGATAACCTGTGAATCCATAATTTCTTTTCAATGGCGGCCTGGTTTTTCCTGGTTCCCATGATAGAATCAATTCTCGATCTGAGAATACTTCTCGTACTTCTGCACTTGCAAATTGTTGCATATGTAATTCTTCTGTGGCTTTTACTGTCTCTGCAGCAAAACGTCTCAATGAATCTCTACAGCGATTTGCTAAAATATAAGGTTGGACAATGGACCAATTAGTAGTAGCTAGTTGATTAAAATCATCAACATTTTCACTACCAGCACAATTAGCCCTGTAAATTCCAAAAACAGTACCATTAGATACTAACGGTATTGACAATTTCGGTTTATGATTACCACAGAAGTACGACATAGCCCCGAGATACAATTTAGTAACATCTGCTTCACCGCAACATAGCTGTGAGCAAATATAAGGATTTATAGATAAAACATTTTTGTGGTCCGTATGCATGACGTGGTCATAGCAACACTTACAACACAAAAACGGTTTACGAATACAATTACCGCAGCGTAGTATAGTTTGACTATTACAAACTACACAAACGCCACAAGATTGTAAAGTCGTAGGAGCTCTATACATATTCTCATAGAACTCCTGTTCCCAAAATTTACTACCCTTATCTATATCCATTACAAAAGAGTAGTCCATAAGCATATTCTGAGAAAGCTCTTGATAGAGTTTTCTGATGTATGAAAGAAGCACAAAGAATACCTTCTTGTACTCCTCATTTTCATGATGTACTAGTGGGTACGCATCTATGGCAAGAGCGATATAACGCTCCATAACAGCCACAGATTCTGTCTTATCCAAATCACCTACAAAAACACATGCACACAAAATACGTGATGGGTCTGGATATGGCAAGTATCTAGGCTCACCATCAACCTCCACTAACATTGTGTGTTGTGAACAAAATTCATGTGGGCCTTTCTCTAAGTCAGGCTCAACCCAACACTTAGAATCGGCCATGAAAACATTATTTTGATAGTAGAGAACTTCTCTAAAACCAGAAATATCTGCTACAAGACCTTGTTTGGCTAATGTGTTGTTGTAACAAACAACACCGTCGTCAGACAAGATCATCAATGAGAAATTCTTACAAAAATAAGAATAAAACTTTTCAACAAATGCTGGGTCAAAATTGACTCGCCAATAGACCTGCTGGTACAATTCATACTGCAAGCTCATAATGTCTTCATATACAATATCTCGCGTTATAACACTCAAAAGACGCGCAACAATAGCAGATGTGGCTTGTATTATGTTGAAAACACTGTTTGCATAAGCAGTAGTAGCATCTCCACTGCAAGTACCACCAGGTTTCACATATATACCACCTGTAGCTAAGACAGTTTCTGATAAAACCTGAGCGCATTCTATATACAACCAATAAACGCGTTCTGACCAAGTACAACAAATAGTGTGTTTACGAGCGAGTACAAAAGATGCCGCAATACGCAACAAATTAGGCATTGCTCTATCACACTTTGGATAATCCCAACCCATAAGAATTGGGTCTTCAACACCCTGAATAAGGTTTCTCAACATGTTGTCCCAACCGCCATAAAACTTGGTTGTTCCAATAACAACAGGAGCGTTTCTAGTGTTGACAATAGACTTAAGAATCTTCTGATGAAACTGCCTATTAGTCTTAGTAGAAAGGATAGACACACCTGCCACTGTACGCGCTCTATTTTTCGCGGATATGGCATATTTTAAATTCTTTTGAGATATAGTAGGTAGGACATTCTTCTTTGTACTCTCAAAGAGTTGGTCCTGCTCCTCAAGACTCTTTTCATAATAGAGCCGGGCCCTTCCAAACTTATTGAACGGATAACCTGGACTCTTATCAAAGTTGTTAACCAACACTTGGCCTGCTGGTATACAGCCGCCTTCATAACATTCAAAATATTTAGAAGTCTCTTCAAAACAAAATAGAATTTGACATATGTCAAACATGGTAGGCCTGATATAACGATAATATTCATAATCGTATATAGCAGCATTACCAGTTTGAGGATAGAAAAAATGTTTAAGTGGTAGCGACGAACCCTCCTTAAACATACCAGCCTTCTCTGCAGAATCATAGAAATCCTTGTTAAAGTGACCTGGCTTTACCGTTTGATGAGTAATACCAGATGATAACGCACAAACACTAAAACAAGACGTTCTAAGATCAACAAAATTATTGGATGTTCCCACAAACAAAGCAGGATCTCCAACAAACTGCATGAGTTGACATAAACCCATTTTTGAAAATGACATGGTGTTATCTTGATTCTTAATAACACCAAGTTCCTTAGAATGATAGCCACATGTAGCAATAAATGGCACACCATCAACAAAAACCTTTCTACACAAATTACCGAAAGAAGTCTGCGGTACAAGTCTAGAAAACAAGATGGTGAAGTATGCACAATGTATCAAACACCTGTCATCACTACAGTCGCGACAGTTAGGGTGATACTCTTGATCCCAGTACTTAAAGTACTTTTGAAACAACTCTTGTTTCTCCTCAGTATAATCATACTTGAGGAGATCATAAGATTTATAACCCTTATGCACATCATATTCAAAATACCTCTCAGGTGCAAAAGCATCCGTCTTGGCAATGATGGGCATCTTGTAAGAATAATATGTATCAAAAACAGGAACACCAGCACCAGGTGCTGTCTTCTGAAAATCACCAAAGTCATAAAATTTGCCATTAAGATCTTGGTTATCAAGTGTAATAACACCAACATAACCTTTTTCAACCATGAGGTTTGAGAACTCAATAGCATTCAATAAAGCACGTCGTACAATAGGCCCCATTTTAGCCAACATGGCATAATATTTTGGGTTTTCAATTGGGTCGTACCAATCCTTATTCTCTTCAAACCACTTAGGGTGATAATCTTCAATACAACCATAAGTGACAAGTATTTCTTTAAGAACTTCGCAGTCCTTTGGGTCAAAATGCCTCAAAGCGTAGCAAAAGTCCATCTTAGTATACTTAGTAAGCCTCTGCCTACTAATATTAAAAATGTTCTTATTGAACACAAAAAAATCATGATCAGCTGTTACTTCTGACTTTAATTCTTCATAACAAGCCTTTTCATGTTCATAATTACTAGGAGTGGTTTGTTTAACCCCAAAATAAGAATCACAATACTCAAGAATTCCATCTTCAGTATCCCGTACTTCTTGGAATCTTCCGCATTTACGCTTCAAATTTTGAAACATACCGGCTGATTCCTTATTACAAACATCAAAGGCTCGCCATACAACATCGGGCCACATCCATGAGCTAGGGGTAACAGCCGAGCCGCACTGCCACCCCGTACCCTGTTTAAATAATTCTTATCAAAATCAGATGCAACAGCAACTGACTGAACAGAAGGTTTAGGTTGTCTAAGTAAATCACACTGACATCCATAACCAATCCAACACTGACAAACAGTGCAAACCTTGTTACGTAGACAGAATCCGACAGGATCTTTCTCCGTAGTAGGTATTTGCACAAAAGAACCTTTAAATTGACAGCGTGCATCTAAATTTCCTGCTCCGCCAGGGTGTGCTATATGTGCTCTACAATAAAGACACACAGAAACTCCTCCATAAGAATCCTGATCTGGAGTTGGACTTGGCTTTGATGTTATTGCAAAACCACTACCATTATGTACTGTCAACATTTTAACACAGTTACCTAAAGGTTGATTACCTGCTGCCACATATTTACAATATGTATCCGCAGGATCTACTGCAAAAGAACAAAGTGAGAGAATGCCTACAGCATCCACTTCCTCTGTCTCATGACCTTTAGATTGTAACACAACAACATTAGATATAGCACCAAGTACCATACCTCTTACGATAGACCTCGTATTTTTTATTAAATACAGGTAAACAACTTCAACCTTATCACCCACTTTCATACCAAATTTACATGGTGGGTCTAAGTCTACATAAATCTGATTACCTGCCTCATTCAAAAAAGAGGCTACTTTCAGATTTGAATTTGAAGAAGTAATAGCGGCTACAACTGAACTGCCACTAATACTTGTATAATAACATTTAGACTCAACGCTACAATGTGCTTGATCTACACCTGCTACGCAAGCCTTTGTCTTTACACCGTGAGGCATAAGCTCATTGTTTTGCAAGGCAACATCAACCTTATTATGCCCATTCCTAGTCAAGTTAACCTTTAAAGGCCATGCTATATTATCACCACTTATACAGTAAGTCAATCCACTACCTGTAGAAGTGGGATGTAACTCTGTGCCATCGGCATCAGTAACACAGTCTATATTCCAAACAACTGTTGAATATGTAACATGCATAACCTCCACACACTTGACCCACGTCTCTGGGTCAGGTATAACGAGGGTAAGCTTATTACTACAAACAATTGGAACAGTTGCTAGGGGTACAACACCACTATTCGCCTGGTCAAATAAAACATTAAGCTTTTCAGAATCTATTTTCTTAAGCATTGAAAAAAGTAGTGCATGTAATGATGAAACTAATTTTGCTCTTCTATCAGTTACACGCGCCTCTTTGTACATTGTTGTCATAGCACGTTCTGCCATGCTATCTAACTTCTTTTGAACAGCCAAGTCTCTATCAAAAACTGACTTTGCAATATTGGCAGCATTACGATATGCAGCAAGCTCTTGCTGTGTTACACCACCATTTTTAGAATCGGCTAAAACCTTTTCATAAATACTCTTAGCTCTTTCATATTCAGCATACGAGGGTATGTGCGAAAACTCTTGAGTAACCGATTGTAATACAGTTGACCTCTTAAGTATATCATCACAATACTCACCCAAATCAATAGTAGAATCTATACAAAATAGTGTTATAAGCATACCCAATAAATTATCCATGCACTCTCCAACATCATCAGATGCGAGGATTTTATTGTGTAACTCAACAAGATAAGCATGCATTTTTGAATTTGCTTCAACATTAAGCTTAGTCAAGAGCTGCATTAAAACAACAGTTGTACACTTTACATCACTCAATTTAGATTGAACTGTAGATATAGGAAACACACGATCGCCTCCAATTCCTTGTATAAGTATATTTGTAGTAAAGACTTCCCACACAGTTTTAGGTGGGTATATCTTGTGCAAACACATATACCTATATTGATCAACTGAAACTTTAAAATTGTATTTACCAAAGGATAAACCAAAAACCTTATTAACCCACCAATACAACCCAAAGTAACAAGTGCAGAGCCAGCCAATGCAGTTAACCATAACTGCCAATAGTACATAATTGTATAAGTATGTTGCATTACAATAATACAACATCCATTTAGCACACTTAAAAACAAATAAACCAAATAAAGAATTACTACTAACATTAGCCAACACAGTAGTGTGCACCAACTCGAAGAATAACTCCCAATTACCTTCTGTGTATGCAGTAAGAGTGTTTGAAGAGGTGTAAATACCAAAACCAAACTTCATAAACTGATACAGCATTAACAAAGAAGTATTGAAAGAATTCATATAGCAACCTTGTACACACTTAAAAGCTGTGTACAACACTAATGGCAATAACATCCATGGTACCATAGTATCAAAGAATACAGGGTCATACCATTGGCTTAAGAAAATAACAACTTGACTAATTAGAGTATTGTACATGAAAGGCACTTCAGCACAAACTCCAATAATAACTGTAATCAATGTTGGCAATAGAAAAGTATCCATATATGCCATAACATGTTTAACAGTAAAAGAAATAAAAAATACAGCCAATAACAAAATAACAGCTGCATATACATAAAATTTAAGTGGCACTGCCGTAAACAAGACAATAGCACACAACACAAATAAGAAGCAAGCTAACACACATCTACTCCAAAACCAAGATGTAGCTTTTGATACAAAAGAAGACTGTAATCTAACACCACCAATCTGGTTAAAAACAGACTCTGGTGTGTATTCATCTTCGAAATTATATTGGCCAAGAATGGGTTCACTACCCCATTGAGCACTTTCTACCATAATAGTGCGAAGAAGTTTACAAACATCAATCCCAGATATAGCACATAATTTAGTAATAGCAGTACTAGTGGAAAATGGAGTAAGACCATTGTCACTAGCCCACTTATTGTAATCTTCAATAGAAACAGTAGTACTCTCCAACCATTTAGGTTGTGAAAAGCTACTTTCCTTAACACTAATAATTGCCGCATAGAGCCATGCTACAATATTGTTAGTAACTAAATTATCTGGTGGCACTCTTTGCGCAACCTCTTCATCTACTAAACCACCATAAAACTCCCCCGTTAGGTCAGTTCCAGTGTGTAATGCATTAGGTAACTCAAGATGGTGCATATAAAAGAAATTAACTACACCCTTTTCTATATTAAAACCAACTGAGCCACAGGCTCCCGCAAGAAAAGATGCTCTAATAGTACCATTAGAACGCATAGTGACAGGGTAAAGTCCTACAACTGTACCACCATAAGAACAAGCTATAGTGAAACTATCACCACAATTAGCTTTAACAAACTTATACTTAGGAGTTTCAGCATTGGCAACTGCAGTTTGTAAAATTAAAACTGCACCTTCTAAACGCCTACTGACAACATTCAAAGTAACACCATGTTGAGTTGTAACTTCAAACTCATGATTATTAGCAAGATTAAGTACATCATTCCATTGGTCACCTGAAAACTTACCCAATACATGACGAGGACAGTAGATAGTGTCACCAAGCCACAGTCCATTAAGATTATTACCTCTATAAGAGACACTAACAATGCACTTTTCAACAGCACTACTAGGAGAAACAAGTTTTTTAAAACCAGTTTGTAATCTACTAACACCAATAGAGTAACGGGGTGGGAGATAAACAATCTCAACACCACTATTTCTATATTGGTCCAAAGCATAAGCTAACCATGCACGACAAGCTTGCAAATAATCTTGCTCACTGCCAGTGCCTGAATAGTAATTTAATCTAGCATACGCAGAAAGATAGGCCTCAAATTTATCACCAATCTCATTTGTAAGCTTAACAAATTCAGAGCCACGAATAACAAAAGTGCTCTTCGCAGCAAGGTCATAATTACCAACAAACTCATTGCCATCATACAACTTACGAGTGTTTTTAGTAGTACCATAACACCAGAAAAACAACGGTGTGTACATATAAAGAATGAATCCCAGGAAGCAGCAAGACAAGCATGTGGGTACTATTAAGCCAACCATAGTGACAAGCCCACAATGCATAATTATGCCAGTATTCCGACTTTTAACCAATGACGCATAGCAATAAAGTACTAGTAATATAACAGCTAAAACACTGTTATAACTATGTACACACAAAACAAATGCATTAATAACCCAAACTAACATTATTGTAAACACAATAGTCGCATAAGCTTTAAAAACACCTTGAAACTTTATAACCATTGCAAAAATTAACACAATAACAACTAGTATTAAAAACATAGTTGCTAATTGCATATAAATATTAGGGTTGACACCAGTAAAGAATGTACTAACCATATTAAACATAAGTTCTCTAACAGTAGAACCACAGAAAACGCCAGGTTTACTAGTGTATTCATCATTAAACAAAACCCATTGTGGGTCTAGTGACACACGGTAACCTGGTTTAGTGTACTCACACACACTACCCCTACAATAGCTGTCGGAAACCAACTTTACTAGGTAGGGTGTATGCAGTATTTGTTGGGGAACTTTAAGCCTTACACCCTTAGGTTGGAAGTATACTCTATGAGGAATAATACTACCAAATGGTAAGGCTCCAGGTGCATCATTCTCGCGATTAAAACAATACAATTGACGTGTATTGCTGGCTGATAAATATAAACATCTAGCAGAAAATAATGCAATAGATGTATAAAAACTATCCTCAGTGATATTTGAATCCTGAGTGTAACCAACAATATCTGTATTAAACCAAGTAGGAATGTACCAAGGTCTCCGATCAGTCTGTGTCTTATGCACAAACATAACACCATCCATAACCCATGATACAAAACCAGGAAAACCAACAGCAACTGTCCCATGACCATCAATAACAACTGTAACAATTGGACAGTTTTTATTATTTTCATATGATTTACCCCAAAAGGCGTCAAAATTAACAGACTTATTAGAGAAACAATTATCTTCTGGTACAATATCCCTAAGAACACCGTTATCTATAACTTGAAAACCTTCAAAATGCAGTGTAGAGTTTACATCATACATGGGGTGAACAAAACTTTTATTCACCTCCAAATAGTAATAACCCAAACAACATGCGGTAAAAAGTATTTCAAAGATCAAAAGCCATTTAAAACAACTCATAAACCACTTAAAGGTGCCGCTAATAACACCACCTGCCTTTTTCTCTACCAACAACTTCTGTGTATGACAAGCAATAACTTGTTTAACACCAGACTTTGTTATAAAGAAACGAACACCTGACTTGACAGTAGCTGAAATTAAATATTTAAGGCAACTGTCAGACAACTTAATAAGCTCAGAAAACTTCCATACTACCGGCGGAGCATTTTTTACTCTTAAGTTAGCAATAGAAGCATCTGCATTTATCAAAAACCCTCTATCACGAGGTGTCAACTTATCAATATCAATACCATATGACGGTATCACGTTAGTAAAACCATCACCAGTGTATTCCACTTCATGATTGTGGCAAAAGATAGCCATATCTACGGCTTCTTCGTCTTTAGTAATAGAAAGCAGAGCATCACGAAGTGTGCCTGCCTTATAATTTAAAGCTGCAGTATCTACAGATATTATATTAGACAAAATGCTACACACTTTATCTACAACACTCTTAGACACAGGCTCTACTATTAATTGCTCATAAAGTGCCTGGTCAAGTATAAGTATTGGCTTACACAGATATTGCGCATAATAGACGGCTGCATTCTTTGCTTCCTCTAATGCATGCGCACTCTGTGTATTACACACTATAAAACCATCATTAGATATTTGTTCACATTTCAATGCCTCCTTAAGAAAAACAGCTTTCTTTAAGAAATTTGTAACACTGAAACACTTAACAGCAGAAGATGCATTATCCTTACCAGGAGTTGCAGCTTTATATTTTAAATTAACAAAATCATCCACCAAGCATGCCTCATCCACAACGGGGTAAGCATATGCTGTAGGTTTAACATGGCGCTTAAGCTTTTCAGAAAGCTCGCCAGCAACTTCAGGGGACATAAATGTATTTTGGTGACCATAATCATCACAATTTCTACAATACCAATTATGTCTTTTACAAAAGTTATAGCCAGAATTAGTGTAAACATGCACTATTTGCTGGCGTCCACCAACAACAACGCTAACCTCTTGCCTGGTGCTGCGTGCAACTCTCTTGCACACTCCACATGTTCCATCCTTACAATACAGTATATGATGCACCTGTACGTATATCTTGTAAAATAGCCAGAAATAAAACCCTGCGCCCATAAAATTAAAGTGACTAAAAACTGTTTTTACAAACCAATCTAAAAAACCTACACCAGTTTGCAACACAGTTGAACTCAATACCAAATACTTAACACAATAACAAATAATAACAAAACCTGCCACTGGCTTAACAAATAATATTAGAAAGACCAAATAAAGCCAATTCCAATTAAAGTTAATGCCAGAAGCTGCATCCTTATAAATCTGCTCTACGCTATAAGCATATTTGAACAGATGAAGTGAATCTCTGTCATGTAAACACACACGACAAGTAAAATCACCTGCACAATTGCGTAACACATCAAAAGAATCTTTACCATAGTCTTTATAAGGACCACACAAAGAACCCTCGAATACAAAATCTAACACACGTATTCCTGTAAACATTACTGGGTTACTTGTGTAGACAATCCAAACTATAAGTAAAGTAACAAACACCACCTTACATAACACAATCTTATAGCTAGAAACAACACTCTTAACACTAGCCTTCAAGAAATAGAATAAAAAGAACATAAGCGTCTTTAGGAATTGTAGGGACATTTTTCTTTCAAAATGGCCACGTGTGAATCCACAAAGACCCTTAATGCTATCTGTAATATTGCGAACTACACCATCACCTACTTTATCGGCAACGAATGTAGCTGCTTTACCAAATAATTTACCGCATTGTGTAGTAACAACACTAGATCCAACAATGGCTTTCTTAGCAATGTTGAAAATTCTCTCCAAGTTAGGTTTATTAAGGTGTTCTGCACGCCAAAGTCCCATAGATACACCACCAATTTTATCACCCATTTTAACAAAATTCTCTGCATTTTCCCAAAAAGTAGGAATATGGAGAAACTTACTATAATAATTTGGATGCCCAACAACAAAATTAGCACTGCCTTCCACCCATATTGCCCTAAGACTAATAGAATCCAAGACTGGGTAGTAGACTGGTGCTTTTGAATTTTCATCAGTATCAGGAGATAACTTATAAATAAAACCATCCTTCGATCTAAAGTCAAAAACTGATTTAATACATCTAACCTTAAGTGTCTTTTGCAACTTAGAATCTTCCTTTATTTTGAATGACACATATTTATCAAAGTTATATGGTGATTCCTGCACTTTAAGACTTTCATAGATGTTACTAGTATACCACTGTTCGAAGTCAGTAAGATTATCAAAACTGGCCTTAGAACTAGTAGCAAGGTTAGAAACATCTTCCTTTACCGACTTAGACTTACCCTTACTATGTTTAGCAACAGGCAAAGGATTTTCATTCTTAAAAGCGAATCGCGTATACATTGCAGTCTTGTAAGGCGACTTCTTTCCAAATTTTCTATCTTTAGCAAGATTATCAAAAGCTTGCCGTGCAGCTTGTGTATCACAATGGACACTATTAGTAGAACCAACAAACACGACAGTCCCCACTGCATCTTCATCACAATCAACTGTAGCAGGACCATCAGTAGCAAAAAGCAATAAGTACGGTAACGAAGCTTCAAATACTTCATCCGTATTACTTGCCCCACTGGTTGGGCAATTTGAATATTGCGTTTTAAAATGTAGCAGATTAGTTGCCCGAACTGGCTGAATACAAGCTTCAAGGCCCCTAAGCTCATAACTTTTAACACCACAGTTGCACGAAACGCGCTTCTTAAGAAAGGCATTTTTGTAATCTGCGTCAAAATGTTCTGCAAAATTGGCCAAAAGCCAATTAGCATCTGAAAAATCACCAACTTTAGCATTGCAACTTGCATAACACCAGGCAACAAAGTCTGTAGGATCTCCACCCAACAGTTTAGCCCATGCTTCTGATAGAAAACCTTTAAACCTAATTTTAGCAGCTTGAAGGAGAACAATTGCTGAACTAATCCAGCAGTTTCCATCACGCCACTCTAGTATAAGAAAATTGTCCCTATATTGGACATTCCATTTCTGCGCAAGCGTTTGCAAATATATTACATACTTTTGCGCATCTAAAGGATAATATTCAAGAACAGTCTTGTCAGTAGTGGGTACGAAGAGGATTTCTTTATCCTCAACATCATCAGCTGTAAAGACTGCCTTATTTTTAGCAAAAACCTGTCCAAATTGACTCAATGAGTCACCAGGTTTTACAACAACGGAGCGGTATTTAACACCATCCTCCGTAAGATAGAGTGTCTTCTGCTTGCAAGTTACATCGAAATAATCGATGTGTTCTTGACTCAGAGAGAACAAAAGAACGCGTATGGTGCAACCTTCAAAGGCTTCACGCATTGCGTCTATTGACATTTTAAAATCCACACCAAAAATTCCTAATGAAAGAACTGGCACAGCATAATTGACTACGCCATCTACAAGCACATTCTTGTATGCAGCAACAAGCTTCTGACGCGAATTAATGTCTCCATGGCGTAGTCCCACAACATTATTCTCACATTGAATGCCTTTAACAAACGAAGGTGTGACAAGTCTCTGTTGCGGCCCATGTTTTTTAACATAGTCCTCACAATATTCCACAAAATCAGGTCCAAAAAAGTCTGCAATTGCCTTTGCAACGCCACCACCATGAGACATATGCTCATTCGCGGCGTTTACAATACAGAACTCTTTAAACTCGTCCAATGCCTTGGCAATTACAACAGTTAAATCACCCACACAGGTTTTATACTCCAAAAATTTGGGTTTTTCGCATGTGGCTGGTTTAACTCTGAATTTTTTAGCCTTCTTCTCACGTTGTGATTTAACAACTTGAATAGGCTCTTGCTCAACTTGTGACTCCCCTTTCCCTTGAGGCACAACTTCTTCTTTGGAAACATCAGCAATGAGAATAAATTCATCAACCTCTTCTGCTGTTTCTTTTACACCTTCTAGATCGGCAGGTGTATAAACAACCCCATGCTGATTTTCTTCAACTACAAGTAATAATTCATGCTCGTCAACGACAGATTGTTCAGCCATTGCCTCACAACCACCAATAGAATCCTCAACTGATCTCTCAAATGCGGCTTGAGTAGATTCTTGTTGACACAATTGTTCTTGCGCATCAACAGCCTCACCCCAGTCACCAAGAACATCAATAACTTTCTGCGGAAGCGGTTTTACAGCTCCCTCAAAACAGTCATTAACAACAAAAGTTTCTTCACCAGATGGTAGATTCACAACATCAAGAGCGTCTTTATGAACAATACATCCATTGTAGACGCTATAATCTTCTTCCAGTGGAAGAGGGTATTTATAACTTGGCTGGTCTTGTATAAGGGCCAACCCTTTAGTATCCTCATCTTCTTCTTCACATTCTGAATTAGTGTCACACTCCTCAGCATCACCTGAATCCGTGTCACATTCTTCTGCATCTTCTTCCTCGATGTCATCATCGCTCTCATAGTCACGATAGATCCAATGGCAAGATTTTATACAATCCAAATCTTTACCCTGCTTTTCAACAAGTGAAACTTTCTCAAATGGTGGAGGCTCGGGTGCCTCTGGAAACAACTTGAGGTCGTCACACATTTTCTCATAGATCACAGAGAGCAATTGTTCAACTGTGAAGTCCGTCTCAACTTCAATGGGCTCTTTAATAGGCTTTCTTGAAAATTGTGTTCCATGTTCACCACAACACTCGATGCTAACCTTAATAGGCACAACATCAGGTGGTGGTATTTCTTGCACAGTAGTTTCTCCAAAGGTGACGGTTTTACCGCCGGCTTTGCAAACTACATTAATTACACCAAGTTGAGACATTGGTGTATAATAAATGTTCTCATCCTTTTTAAAACGGAAGAACATATAGTTCTTATCCTCATTCTGGATTTGAACCATATGACCAGGTTGGTTTTCTGGAAGTGTCACATTATCGCAAACCTCAAAATCAATCGATTTTTCTTGAACAACACCCAGATCTTCAACATCAATGCTATCAATGGCGTCAAACCAAATTTCATCGCCCTCTTGAATAATTTTGTGCACACCTCCTTTCCAGAAGAGCAAATCTCCATGAATTCTACCAAGTGCACACTTCTTAAAACTCTTATACATAGAATGTATTGCATCCAGCAACAGTTGAAAACAATGCTGTGCAACTCCTTTTAAAACACAGAGGGTTTCAGTGACAATGAGCTTAGGCCTTTTCAACTGTGCACAAAAACCTTTCCAATATTTCTCACAGAAGTCAACAACTTTAGTAAAAAGACCACCTACTTTATAGATGACTTGTGAAACAAGATGCCAAATGCCCTCTCCAAGCACTGTCGCCAGAATCCCCATTGACCATTTGAGCCTTACAAGCTGAGGTCTCACAAAGTCTTCAAGGATGCGCACTTTTCCATATGCAAGCTTCCAGAATTCAAAAGACTTTTCAGTAAATGAAGACCAAACATCTTCGACTTTCGCACGCGCTGATTGAAACAGCTTCAAAACATCTGCAATAGTGGCAGCCTTCGCTAAAGTAAAAGACACTGCTGCATCCTTTGCATACACAAATTTATGGCCCAAAAACTTAAATGGTTCACCCTTTTTAAGGGCTGCCATGAGTTCTGAGACACTAAAAGATGAGTAAATTGCAGCGAGAATGAGTCCATCATTTATCTCCGGTGTTACACCATCAGATAGACAAACAACACGCTCACAACAATGCACATCATGCAACGCAAAATTTCCAGAAAGAGGTGCCGCATAAAAACGATCACCACTCTTAAAGACATAACAGAGATGTCCTTCTAAAATTGCAGACCAACCTTCTGACTCAACAGGAATTTCAACTTTTTGGTCAAGCAATGTTAGGTCATTTCGCATGCCACGCACAACAACTTGTGTACCTTTGGCATTGCCAACAACTTCAAAACCCTTAGTGCCTCTTGGTGCATTTGGTATATTTTCCACAATTTTCACAGCTGCTTCTTTAAAGAAGGCCAATGTTGTGAAGATTTTAGAACCCATAAAACCATTTGGAAGTTCTTCAAAGAATTTTGCAACAGCACCATTAATGCTTGCAAGACAAGTTCCTGCGAACTCTTTAACAATTAGAGTTCTTTCCACAACCACAACAGTAATTGACTTAGCACACTTGGCAAAGGCCATCTTAAGTGCTGCAATACGCTGTGGTAATTCACTCACATTTTCAAAAATAGCCAGTGCCTTTTGAAAGATTCTGGCTATTTGTTGTTTAACAATTTGAAAGAGAGCACTCAGATTTGAGCCAAGAGCTTCCATGACTTTTGCAGTTACTTCTCCAACAAGCCTGCGCATTGCCATAGCTGAAACTTGAATTTTTGCAGCCACCTGAAGCCAAAGTATTTCAGTAGGGTCAAAAATTTCATCAAGAGTTTGTGCACGAGCATCCAGTGTCTCTACAGTAAGAGACCACTGGCATGCTGTTTTCAACAAATGACGGTACTTCCGTGCAAATGGAGAGACACCAAAGATGTCTTCTAAATCTGCCAACTTAGAAGTGGATTTTAAAACCTTTGCTGGGACACCAGGTGTTATTTTGTCAACTCCCTTCAAGAGGAAGAGACCACACACAGTTTCAAATTTGAACTGTTTCCCAGTCTGCAGACTACGGTCAAACTTGTGCCTAACTGCAAAAGCATCAGCGTAATCCTTAGGGTTGTGTGACGTATAGAAAAACAAAGCGTCACAAAGTTGTTCAGGAATGTCTTTGGATACAAGAATGACATCCCTTAGTTTGGGAGATACTCCCTGTTTTAGGCTTGAAGCCATGTTGTCACTGTCTATTGTATGTCTGCTCACTAAACACCACCAGAACCTGTCACCTCAGGGGTTGTTTGGCACTACCCCCTACAAACGTCGTATAGCCGACCTTATGCGAGAACGTAGCCCTACGCTAGGCTCAAAAGCCCTTAGAGGTATGTGGGGGGAGGTGACCCCGTATTTCACACAACAGAACCGGTACGTCTGAAGTGCTACTTCCACACACCCGCCTACCGCTAGATGAACCAGAGGTTCTTCGCACTCGAACCAGCCACGGCGCCCGTAGGACGCTGGATACTAGGTAGCCCAAGCAACGGATGTATAAAGTGAGACACGGCAAAACAAGCAGTGATACCAGCAACAATAAGATTTTAATAACAAAAACCTGACAGGTGGCCAGGTGCCATCCAGGGCACTAAAGTGCACTGCAATGGAACACCTATGAGGACCAGCTGTAGGTATTTAAGTCCGTTTTGTTAAGTTGGAAATCTAGCGCAAGGCTAGTGTGATAGATATATATTAATATCTATCTTAAGT